CACAGTATCCGAAAACACAAGCCGCATCTTAACAGAGGGGGCCGATTTTATCTCAAAGAAATTTCGCCTACCATGTGAGATCGACCCAGACGCGGCTTTAGTTCTAGCTCAAATTGCAACATTTGGGAAGGGGGTCAGGGTATGGCACGGAGGAAAAGAGGTACAACAGGATCAGCTGAAAATAAAAGTGTCTATAACCCAACAGAACAACAACTGAAAAAGCTACAAAGCGAGATAAAGAACTACAACAGCCGTTTACAGAGCGCAATTAAAAGAACATCTCCAGAACTAAGAGAATATTTACCACCGAAACTTTCATATACAGAGGAAGCAGGTAAAATAAAATCAGCAAAGGGATTTAAGCGCAGAATAGAGACCATACAGAGATTTGATAGGGTCGGACTTGAGCTAACAACCTTTGAAGGCCGCCCAATAGCAAAGGGATCGCTTGACCTGTTAAAGCGCTCAGTGGCAGAAGAGAATAGACGGCGCAAAAAACGACTTGCCACACAGGCAGAAGCGCAAGAGCGTTTAGGTAGATTTCCTACTCAGCCCGTATATGGCACAAGGCCAATAACACTCTCAAAAATAATAGCAGACGAAGAAAAGCGTCGGAAAATAGAAATAGATTTCCTAGAGCCCTCAGAAGCCAACCCACTAACAGAAGCATACAGGCAAAACTATATTAGGCACGCATACGAAGCATTGCAACTATGGAACGTATCTAACGGAGAAAACGAGGAAGTGACAGACCTTGTAATGAAGATAATAGGCGTCGTTGCAACTGCATCAAAAGAAGTTATTGATGCGTCAATAGGTATCCCAGAAACAAGGATAGATATACTTTCAGACCTAGAATTGTTCATAAATAACCTAGCGTACATTCTGGGAATATGGGAAAGCCTATGATATGTCAATATATGCGGCTGACTTTGAAACAACTACAAATCCTGATGACTGCCGGGTGTGGGCATGGTGCATTTGCAATATATACGACATAGATTCTACAATATCATATGGTGAGACGATTGAGAGGTTCATAGAATATGTAGGAAAATTACATGGTAAAATATACTTTCACAACCTGAAATTTGACGGCGCATTTATTGTAGATTACCTCTTAAAAGAAGGATATGTGCACTCACAATATAGAAAGATACATAGGAACGAGTTTAGCACCTTAATATCAGACATGAGGCAATGGTATCAGATCAGATTTGTACCAGATAGGAAATCAGGATCAGACGATGAAATCCAAATAATAGATTCCCTGAAAATACTTCCAATGCCAATATCTGATATGCCAAAATCTTTCGGGATCGAAGAAAAGAAGCTAGAAATTGACTACCACGAGGACAGAGAAATAGGGCACATACTAACGCAAGAAGAAAAAGACTACATTTCTCACGATGTAATAATACTATCAAAAGCGCTTAAATTTATGTTTGATCACAATCAAACAAGATTAACAACTGGCTCAAATGCCTTGCACGATTACATGTCCCGTCTAGGTAAAGAACAATATAAAAAGAGATACCCAGAACTAGACCTTCCAACGTTCACGGACTTCAAGAAATCGTACAAAGGTGGATTTACATTTGTAAACCCGGCCTACAAAGACAAGGAAGTCAAAGAGGGCGCCGTATTTGATGTAAATTCAATGTACCCGTGGGCAATGAAAAATTGCCTACTACCCTACGGAGAGCCTGTATATTTTCCAGAGAAATACAAACAAAACCCCATGTACCCCCTATACATACAATGCATACTATGCGAATTTAAGCTAAAACCAAACCACTATCCATGCATACAGATAAAAGGCCATTTTATGTACCATGATACAGAGTATTTAACGCAGTCAATAGAGCCAACATATTTATACCTGACAAGCGTGGACGAAAAACTAGTGTTTGACCACTATGACGTGGATGTAATAGAATGGTGCGGCGGGTATATGCTAAAAGGAACGCACGGCCTATTTGACGAATATATAGATTATTGGTACAACGAAAAGACCGAGGCTAGAATAGAGGGAAATCCAGGGCGCGAGAAAATAGCAAAACTAATGCTAAATTCCTTATACGGAAAATTTGGGTCAAAGAAAAGAGGAAAATCATGCATCCCGTATCTAAGAGAAGATGGTAGAATAGGATTTAAGCTATCAGAGGAGGAGATAAGAAAAGGCGGCTATATTCCTATGGCGTGCTTTATAACCGCCTACTGCCGAGACAAGATAATCCGAGGTGCACAGATATGTGGAGATAGATTTATCTATGCAGACACAGATAGCTTACATGTAGCAGGTACAGAACCACCGGAAGGGCTGTGGGTAGACAACAAAGCCCTAGGAGCATTTAAGTTAGAAGAAACATTCATTAGGGCCAAATTTATACGCCAGAAAACCTACCTAGAGGTAACGCTAGGGAAAGACTATCAAGAAAAAATAAACATAAAATGTGCCGGTATGCCTAAGAACGTTAAAGAGACAATAACTGAAAGCGAATTTATCGAAGGAGCAGTATTTGACGGAAAACTCCTTCCCAAAATCGTCCCCGGCGGCGTCATTTTGAAGGAGACAACCTTCAAAATAAAAAAGGCAAAAGGGGTTGACAACTCGCTTTCATTATGATACAATACCCTAGAGGGGTCCTTGCTTTCCTAGTGTCCCCGTCCGGGGCACCGGGGCGAAGAGCCTTCCCGGGTGGGAATTGGCGGTGGTGTGCTGACACAGTGGAGGGCAAGGATTTCCCTTATTTTACAGAGGTGATAAAGTGGACACTAAGGACACGTCCATGTATTACAATGCAGATGACACGCTCTCAAGAAACAGGTTATTTAATTTTGTTGTAGGCGCTCGTGGAGCTGGTAAGACCTACGGAGCCAAAAAGAGGGCAATTAAAAATTTCACCGAAAAAGGCGAACAATTTGTATATCTTAGAAGGTACGACACAGAAATGCCTCAGTCACAGATGCGAAACTTTTTCGATGATATCATGCAGGAGTTTCCGGACCACGAGTTTAAAGCGGATCGTGGGTTATTCAGGATAGACAAGGAAGTCGCCGGGTGGTATTTCCCGCTGTCAAAAGCAGTAATGCTTAAATCAATGCCGTTCCCAAACGTCACCTTGATTATCTTTGACGAATTCATCATTGGAGCAGGAGCATACCGCTACCTTCAAAATGAAGTCGTGACCTTCCTTGAATGTTACTCAACAATATCAAGAGACAGAGATGTCCCAGTATTATTCTTGAGTAACGCCGTTACATTCAGTAACCCTTATTTCCTATATTTCAACCTATCATTAGAGAAAGGGCAGAAAAGAAAGCTACTAAAGGACATCCAACTAGAGACAGTCACAAACCCAGCATACGTAAACCACGTAAAACAGACCAGATTTGGGCGTCTGATAGACGGAACAGAATATGGGTCCTATTCAATGGACAACGAGTTCTTGCTAGACACGGATTCATTCATTGAAAAGATGGTTACAGCCTGCTTCTATGTTACAACGATACTAATAGACGGCTTCAAAATTGGCGTGTATAGGGACATGAACTCTGGTATTTTCTATCTATCAGAGAAAACTGATGACACAAGAAAGATAACAATAAGCCTAACATTAAACGACCACAACAATTCAACCGTATTAGCCACAAGGAACAACATAGTTATCAAAGGTATAATGGATGCTTTCTCTGCTGGCATGCTGAGATTTGAGACACAAAAAGTAAAGAATTTAGCATGGCCCATTCTAAGAAAGCTACTATAACAAATGGAGGGTTACAAAATGGCATACGAATTTACACAGGATTCTTTCCGGCAGTTCTCTGAGGAAGTTATCTCCGCGGGAGGAGATCAGGCCACCTTAACGACTTTATTGAGCCAGATGCAAGACGTTATCATTGATAATATCGGAAAAATGGAACAGCTTACGCAAAACAATGAGAACGTCACCAAGGAAAATGAGCGGCTCAAGAGTGCAAATATGGACCTGTTTCTGAGGATCGGTTCTCAGGCTGAGGCCATTGAGAACAAGGCCAAGGAAACCACCAAAGAAGAGCCGGTTGGAGTTGACGATTTTCTAAAGAATATCTATAAGGAGGATAACAACAATGGCAACTAAGAACAACCCTATTGCTAGCCCTGAAATGATGAACGCAATCCGCAATGATGCGAGTGACG